AAGTGTATTCTCTTCTTCATCAATCTCAAACTCTTCAGATTCTTGGATATCAAAGTTCTCAATAATTTTAAGATCCTGAACTCCTACAGTATAAAGTTTATCAATAAACTTTTCAAAGTCTTTTGGATTTGACTTTTTACGAACAATTACTTTTACAATCTTGTTCTCATACTCTGTAGCATTGAAGAGTTTGTGATTGGTATCCTCATAATAGATGTTATAGAATAATTTATAAGGATTATTAATTAGAGTATGGGTGAGGGTATCCGTATCAAAGATAGTAAATCCACGAGTATCATTCACATCGTTCCAGAACATCTCATAAGGATTACCTAAGTAGAAGATTTTTCCGTTGTCGCTCCGTGTATGGTAGTGTCCTGAAAACACTTTGTCGAACTTCTCAAATACGTCGCACGCCATACCTTCTTCCATGACGTGTCCGCGATGCGCTCTAAATCCGTTGAGTTCAAGGTGCCCCATCGCACATATGCTATCAGAAACTTTGATAGCGTTGAGAGTCTCCAGATTGTTTTCCGCATTGATCCAGGGTATAAAAAGAACCTTTAACTTATCTATAGTAACTTCTGTTACTTTACTATAAGTCTTAATATTGCTATACGTCTGTAGAAGAAGTGCGGGTGAGTTTACGTTGTTTGTATTCTTGTAGTAACAATCATGGTTTCCCACAATCATATGCACATCATACTTTTTAAGTCTTTCGAATACGACACGTTTTGCCCACTCCAAACTCTGATAATCGATTGACTTGCGACTATCAAAGGCATCACCCATATGAATGACGGTATCGATGCCTTCTGCCTCCAGAGTGGGGAAGAAGACATCATCATAGAATTTCTCAAAATAGTCGTGCAGATACTTGGAACCTTTTCGGGCACCGTAATGAGTATCGGTAATAATTGCGACCTTCATTGTTTTGTTCCGTGATTATACCATTCAACTAAAAGAATGTAATCTCTTTCATCTTTGCTGATAGGATGAGGAGTGTTTGAGTTTTTAGATTCCCGTGCCTTATTGAGCAAGTCTTTACCTGTGAGCATTACCGATTCCTATACTGGATAGCATCTTTAATGGTATTATACTCCGAACTATGCCCAGAAAGCAAGCTGTCGTCAACCATCATTACCTCATCAAACCCAGTCTTCTCAATGATTTTAGTTTTGATATCCAATTGCTTCTTCTCCTTCTGAATGCGTCTCAGGAAGGCATAGTGGATGATTTGAGTAAAGTATGCAAATGGGTTCTTAGACTTCTCTGGGTCGAAATTATGAATGTATTGAACGCAGTTCTCAATGCCGTCAGAAATCATATCCTCACGGAACATGTAATTAACGAAATTGGGTTTGTATGAGAGGTGTGTTGCAATCTTTAAGAAACACTCACCAAGATAGTTTGGGATGGGTGGTTTACCTTCCCATTGCTTTCCTCTTTCTTGCTTCGGCAACTCAGTGAGGTCTTTATTGAAAGTCTTCATATATGATACTTCTACCCTTGCACGGTAGTTGATCATTGCCTCTAACAACTCTTTATTATTTACATAATGTTCTGATTTCTTTTTGGGCATAAGTTCATTACTTTTCAGTATTATAAGTTATGTTTATTATAGCATACTTTTAGGACTTGACAAGTATGCAGAATGTGTGTAGAATACCTTTGTTAGGGTTGAAGAGAAGGATTTAGCTTTCTTTAGTATCTTTAAGATTATAAAGATCCTCTAGGTGTTTTCTTGCTTCTTCTACTGTTGCAATGTAACCCATCTTTTGAGATGGTTTTACTTTACCAGATGTTTTCTGAGTTTCTTCATCCATAGGATTATGGTAGGTATCTATAGTATCTTCATCTTCGAGATAGCTATTATATATTTCAATTAATCTTTTATCTTTAGTTTCTGTTATCGTAATCATCTTATCAGGTTTTACAATAAAGAAATCATCAGATGCCATTTCCAACCAAGACTTTACCTTGATATGCATTCCGTGAGGGGAATGCAATACTTTCATTGTGATTGGATTTTGCATTACAATCAAAGGATCTCCATCATTTTCATCAACAGAGACTAGTGATAGAACTTCTTCACCTGATACTAGTTTTATGATTGCGTAGAATTCGTCTCCCATTAGTTTTTTAGCGGTATGTTTACAATATCGTAATTAAAATTTTCCTCGTTATATACTTTAATTCTTTCTATTAAATGATTAAGTGTATAATTTTTCCGGGATTTGTAGGATATGTCGTCAGCAATATCATAGAGTGTTGCCTTCGTCTTGTTATTTCCTTTTCTAAGCACTCTTCCAATAGACTGGAGATTCCGTATTCTAGACTTGGAAGGAGAAGCAAAAATGACATTATGGAGGTTCTTAATGTTAATGCCAGTAGAGAAGGTTCCGTATGAAGCAACAATGATTGCATTATTTTCCTTTTCAGTAATCTCTCTTACCTTCTCTCTATCTTCTGTCGCAACACCACCGTGAACAAAAAATACATGACGATTATCTACCCTATTCGTATTTATCATTTCATATAATGGTTCTCCATGACCCTCCACTCTTGCAAAGAGAACTAAAGTGTTTCCTTTTAAATCAAGAGCAAGATTTCTAATAAATTTATTTCGACGTTCATGATTAATGATATACTGAACTTCATCCTCAAATGTTTCAAACTTATGTGCCGGGTGCTTCAGTAGAAGTACATTGATGTCCAGTTTGGCAACATGTCCCTTTGCCATTAACTCCTCAGTACGTATAATCTTATAAGAAGGACCGAATAATCCCTCCAATACCCACTTATGAGTTTGTGTTCCGTCAAGTGTGCCTGTGAAACCAAATCGATACTTGGCATCAGCAAGTTTTGACATTATAGATATTAATGACTTACTTTTAAACTGGTGTGCCTCATCTCCAACGACCACGTTGAATCTAGCAAAATATTTACGGGGGAGTTTGTAGATAGACTGCCAGGTAGTAATGATTACCTGAGAATCTGTTTCTCTTTCACGTCCCGCATAGATCTTGTGGCAATATGAACCTACATCCCAACCATAGTCTGCAAAGTCTTTATACATCTGTTCTACTAGCGAAGTCGTCGGAACGACTATCAGAATATTTTGTTGCTTCTCAACGTAATATCTCACAAGAGAGTATATCATCAGAGACTTTCCAGAAGCAGTTGGGGATATCAACAACTTTCTATTATGTTTTAGGGCGTCGTATACTCCCTCAACTTGGTAATCACGAGGAGAATACTTACAAATAGCATTCATATAATCTTTCACACCTTCTTTTGAAATGAAATCATTCGTCTCAAAAGGAAGACCATAAAATTTATTATCTAAAAACTCGTAAGTGTATTCATGATCATCGCAAAACTGTGTGACCTTATCCAATAACCCAACATAAATTTCTCCTGTTTGAGTATTAAATAAACGAATCTTCCCGTCCCAGTGTCTGCTACGATACTGAGGCATAAATTTTGCACCAGGTACTTCGAAGGTGAACTGGTCTGCTAACTCATAATAAACGTGTGGTTCTGCCTTAACTTGCAAGTATACTTCATTCTTTTTCGAAATAATCAAATGAGACATACATATAGGTCAAACCTATAGATATTTAGTCCATACTTTGAAACTGATGCTCAAGAACAAGTCTATAAAAATTGTCTCTCATTGCAATTAAATCTTCTTGCTCTTCTGGATCTCCTCCAGGCCAGTTCTTTACTGCCATGCAGAGTCCTTTATGAATGATTCGTATTCCACGAATGTTAATCTCTATGTTATAATAATCGTCTTCTTCGTGCATTAGTTAAACCCTGCTTGGAACTTATGCCATTCAATAGCATTTTTTATTTGAAAAGTTCTATTAGCAACTGTTTTGATAATTTCTTCTAAGAACTTAAGCATCACGTCATAATAACGAATCTTAAGGTCAATACTATTTAACTTATCATCAGCTTCCATGTATCTTTGAAGTGCTTCCTTATCCCTGACTTTGTATGGAAAGGGATCTTCTATGTAGACCTCTGCTGATGCCTTTCCGGTGTAATAGTTGTGCCTTTCCAATCTAACACGATTATAAGTCTCTCTTGCTTTTTCTCTCAAAAGAGTAATCGTATTGTAGATTGTATAATACTTTGAATGAAGTTGTGGTATCTTTAATGACTCATCATGTAGATTATCAGGATCAATCTGGGAATCTTTTTCCCACATATCCTGAATTTGATCAAGGTTCATAAGGGTGTTCTATTGTCTGGTCCTACTATATCATAGATAGTATACTTGAAAGTGACCTCTGCTGTAAAGTAATTTATATCTGAATCGGATGATTCAAATTCAAGAGAAGTTAGATAAACTGGAAATAAATCTCTAAATTTTACAATAGCAACATCTCTAAAGTTGCTATTTAATATATGTAAACTGCCGTCACTAAATTGCTGAGAAAAATCTGAGTTGCCATCATCATTTGTAATTAAGTCTTTGAATTCTTTTGTTGATTCTGGATATCCGAGACCAGACAACCAATTATGAATTGCCATATAATTCTCCATGTTCTCATCAACTAAGAACCTTAAAGAAAAATCTCCAAAAGATAACTTATCACCGGGAACATCAACGTCCTTTAAGTATGATGGTTGAACTGCAGTTCCTAAAGTAATTTCTGGTATTCTAGCAGAATTGCAGAAAAAGGCAACTTTAGGTTCTTTTGCTAGAGTAAATTTAAAACCAATCGGAGATAAAAAATTTCTATTGTTTATCTGATTGGGAAAATTACAAGACATTTTTATTTTTATTTAGATAAAAAAAGAGGGTCCGAAGACCCTCTGTAAAAAATATGTGAACTGATATCACATGAGGTTTTGAACCTTGACTCTTCTGTAGTAACGGTTCTTGTTGGTGCGAAGTCTGCCCAGTTGAGCATCGGTTCCTTCTGCGAATGGGTTAGCAACAATACCGTAACGAGTCTTGAAGCCAATCTTAGGCTGGAAGGTGTTCTCGCCAACTGCACGAACCATCTGAAGGGGAACGTAAGGGCAGTAGAACAGACCTGCGTCATAAGGTGAAGAACCCTTATAACCAGCAACGTAGTACTGAGAACCAGATACGTTTGCAGAATATGGATCGATGTAGACTCTGTACTTACCAGCAAGTACACCTGCGAAGGTGTTACCAGTGTCATCAACGTTCAGGTTTGCGTTGAGTGCAGGGGTGTAATCCAGAACTCCTGCCATGGTCAGTGCGGAAGCAACGTCTGCAGAGCAGAGGATCATGTTGCCCTTTCCACGACGAGTTCTTTGTGCGATTGCGTTTGCATCACGCTCGATCTGGAAAATCAGACCCTTGAACTTCTCAACAGACCATCTGCCGTTGGAGTCAACGTCGAGGTCGAAAGTACCCTGAGTAGCAACGTTTGCTTGTGCACCTGGCTCAGCAACCTTATAGATGGTTCTGATGACTTCACGGTTGATTTCTGCGAGGATCTCAGTTGACAGAATGTTTGCCAACTCAGCCTCAGCATTGAGTCCGTGAATTGCTTTCAAGTCTTGTGCAAGCTCGAGTGAATACTCAGCTTTCAGTGCTCTGGACTTAGCAGTAACGGTGACTTTCTCGATCGAGAATGCCATCTCGTTGAATGCCTGATCTGCACCGAGTTCTTCAGAGAACTCAGTATCCATGCCCTGACCAACGGTATAACCGTTATGGGTTTGGGTGGTAGGATCAAGCAGTCCAGGGTTAGAACCTCTTTGAGTATCAGTACCCAGACCAACGGTGGAACCTTCGGAACCAGCGACGTATGGGTTAGAGGTGGAGATTCCGCTATTGGAGAATGCGGTATCTGCTTCATCAAACAGAGCTTCTGTGCCACCCATGTCGGTGTAGCGTGAGCGCATTGCGAAGATAAGTCCAGTAGGACCATTCATTGGTTGAACACCAGCCAGGTCATATGCGACCAGGTTAGGCATTGAACGTCTGATCAGTGAGATCAGAACGGGATCGAAGTTTGCGACTCCTGCTCCGGAAACAGAGTTAGTAGGAGCAGCTTCTGACAGGAACTCACGTTCCTCTTTAATTGCTTTTTCTTGGTTCTCCAGAAGAACTGCGGTAACCATTCTCTTATGAGCATCATTGATGCCTCCGAGACCCTCATGATTGAGGATAGGTGCCCACTTCTCCTGCAGAGCTTCAGCATTGAAACCTTGCATTTGAATTTACCTTTAAGTTTTAGTTTGACTTATGATATAAAAATCACTTTTTAGAAACTCTGGTCAGAGTATCGAGATATGACTCCATTAAACCAGTTACTGGTTGTGCAACAGATTCAGTACTCTCAGAAATGTTTTCTGACTCGTCTCTTTGAGATCCGGCATTCTCTGGGAAGTATGACTTACGCAGAGTTACCAGTTTCTCACGATAGTTCTCTTCACTATCAAACTCAACATTTTCGGCAAGAGAAGCGAGCTTTTCCTTCTGTGAAAGTGCCAGACCTTCGCAGACATCGGAGAAGATTACATCAGCAACCGACTCAGCTAATCTTTGATTGAGAGCAATATTCTTATTGATTTGCTCGTTGAGTTTATCTTCCATCTCATCTAATTTTTCCACCATTGCGGCGGTTACATCATATTTCTCTTCAGGGATTGATACATAATGATCTTCAAAAAGTCCTCTCATTCCGGTGAGGAATGATTCGGTCATTTCTGCCTTGAGTCCTTGCTCTACTGCGAGTTGATTTTCAGTCATCCACTCTTCAGCAACATACTCAAGATATGCGTCAACTCTCTCAGTCAGTTCAGACTTAATTGCCGTAACTTCTTCTTCGAGGGTTGCTTCATATTGTACCTTCAGTTCTTCTTGAACTGTAGCAACTTTTGCCTTGATGGCAGTTTCAAAAATGGTGCGTGCTTTCTCTTGGAATTCCTCAGAGAGTTCCTCACCTGCAAGCAGTGCAGCAACATCTTCTTCCATGCTGTACTCTGCTTCAGGAGTTTCCTCTTCGGTAACTACCTCTTCCTCAGTAGTCTCCTCTTCGGAAACTACATCTTCGGCAGATGCAGTGGTTTCTTCCTCTTCTACAACCTCACCTTCGACCTCTTCCTCTTCCTTCATACCCTTAGGCATAGGTTCGGCAGGTTTTGCACCTTTGTTCACAATGTCTTTGACACTTGCGATCTTAGGTTCTGCGAGTTTGGCAGAGTTGTCGTCTGCCTTATAGTTTTCTGGAGTAGGACCACCGAGATCTTCCCAGCTGCCAGTTTGTCCAGGTGTAGAAACACCGGAAGCATTGCTTCCTGACTTTGGCATTGGTTCAGATGCAGCAGCTCCTTTCGTTACTACGTTTTCCATTTCTTGTAAATTGCTACCAACGGACATTTGATTAGATATTTTTGTATTAATCTATATTTATTTATAATTTAAAGATTTGAAAGGAAATCGTTGAATAAGTTCAACTTATGCTCTTCAAGTCTATTTTGATCAACGAGAGTGTTAATTCTCTTTTGAGTCTTTTCTGCAAGTTGTTCACGAAGAATTCCACCGTCCCAGACCCACTCTTTTCCTTCCATAATTCCTGAGACAAAAGCATCAGGTGCAGAAGGATCGGCAACGATATCGGCAGCAGTTGCTAACATGAAATCTTCACCAACAACTTTATGACCTTCGTTCGTAGTTCTTAATGAACCAACACCACGAGAAGAAACTCCAAGCATGACACCTTCATCAATGAGAGATTTTGCAATCTTGCCCATTGGAGTGTCAAGAATTTGTGCCTTACCTCTGAAGTTTGTTCCTTCTCTTGTGAGAGAAATAATCTTATGAGAAACACGATCAAGGTTTACAGTGGGTCCATCAGGATGACCAAGTTCACCTAAAGCACGTCCTTTTTTAACAAAAGATTCATTATATCTACCAACCTCTTTCTCAAGAGTGCTCATAGGATACATTCTGCCATTACGGTTTTTGATGTCACCTTGAAGGAAAACACCCTCAATAAACATCCTTTTCTTAGAACCAGTGCCTTCGACGACAAATTCTACTTTAGAAATTTCTTCTGTGATAAGTTTCATTGTTTATCCTGTGAATCCTACTTTTGTACCTTTTACAGTTGCCGCACTTGCAAAAACACAATAAGATGCATTTTTTTCCAACAATTCTGTCGTATTGCCAAGCATTGTAAAGGATCCAATACCTGTACCACTTTGAGTTTCTACAACAGTAATAACCTGTGCAGTTCCTGTTGTATTAATAAGTCTAACTACAGTTGCGGATGAAAAACTAGTAGCAGTACCAGTATTAACAGGTAGTGCTATTTCATCTCCTAACAATAAAGTCCTAGCCATCTTGCTCCTCTTCTGTGTCTAAATCAGAATCGCCAAACATGGATGCACCCACTGTTGGTCTGACACCTTCAATACGTTCTGTTGCTTTTGCATACAAAACATCTTTGATTTTGTCACTGATATCGGATGCAGAAGAATCTGCTCCAATTAAATTTACAATTTCTTCCATGAAAATTTATAATAACTATATTTTCTATTTATATCTCGGCAGCTTTGCCATCAGCATCAGTAATTCCACCATTTACTTCTGGTTCCATCGGAACATCTCCCAACATTCCTTGTTCACCTTCTACTGATAATGGTTCTCCAGTAATTGGATCTACTGAACTTGGATCTGGAATAATTCCATCTTCAATCTCTTGTTCAATTTGTTCATCCATTTCAATCATTTCCGCATCAGTCTGACGAAGAACCTTACTACGAACCCATTGAGTGGAATAATACTTACCAATATAAGGTTCGATTGTTGCGAGAACTCCAAGTCTCTCATTCAACATTTCAGTTTCTTTGAGTTCAGCAAACTGATTGTCATAGAGAAAATCATATTGAATGTGATCAGAAATTTTATTCCAATCTTCGACAGATACGATGTTCTTAAGAATGAGTTGAGTCTTTAATATATCATTGAACATCTGAGCAAATCTCTTTCTCAGACGACCAACAAACTTAGCAAACTTTAGTTCATCTCTCAGAATTTCGGAAGAACGACCTAAGTTGAAACCACCATCGGCGGCAATTCTTGACTCAGGAACTCCAAGTGATCTGTAGAGTTTCTTTTGAAAGTACTCAATATCAGCGAGTTCTCCAAGATTCTGACCACCAGGGAGTGTGGAGATTTCAGTTCCTCTGCCACCCTCTCTTCTGGGGAGCCAGAAATCTTCAAGCATACTCATAAATTTACGATCATCACGGATTTCTCCAGTGTTTGCATCATAAACTTGCTTATTACGATAACGCATCATAACATCACGAAGATATTGTTCCGCTTTTACCTTAGGAAGATTGCCAACATCAATATAAAAAATTCTACGTTCGGGTGCTCTTGATAATCTATAGATTACCAAAGAATCCTCAATCATTCTAAGTTGATTGAGAGCTTTGATTGCCTTATGAAGATATGAAAGAACTGTGCCTTTATTTCTATCTACAAGTCCAGAGGTGCAATATGCAATAGAATCTTTCGCAATTTTAGTGCCTTTTACTCCTCCACCACCAGAAATAGATCCAGTTGGATAATTTGGTTTTGGTGTATAAACAAAGTATTCTTCTATCTCTGGAGCAATTCCATTTTTGTTTTCATCTCGACCAGGAATATTTGGTCCAATGACATTCTTATCTTTTTTCTTCTCTTGGCGGACGTACCGCATTTTCATTGGATCAATATATCTCAGTTCTTTAATTCCTTCCTGAGGTGCCTTTAGATCAATAACTTTATGATAATATAATCGACCGTCTACATACCAATTTCTAAAAATTTCATGGGATTTTTTATCAAAATCAAGAAGTTCTTTAATATATTTGAATTCATCTCTAATAGCCTTTTTTAATTTATCAGTTGCATTAAGATTGGAGAGTTCAATTTCAATAGGAGAATCATAAAGATCACTTACAATTGCTTCATTAACAACATCTTCAATAGCACCATCGCACTCTGGATGAAGTGCCATCTCCCTATATCTTTTAAGTAAATCAAATTCAGTTCTATAGACACCTTCGATGTCTACATATGAACCATAAAATCCACTGGCAATATAATTGTCAACCCCGTCCTCATTATTTTGAGGAACGGGGGAAACTATAGTTTTAGATTTTTTCTCTGTATCCTCAATAGAAAACCCGAAAAGTTTTGCCATATTATAAACTGACTATACTGTTATTTTACTATTTAGCTGATATCTTCACCACCTGCCTGAGCAGATGTTCCTCTAATTGCTTCCCAATAATGAACTTGCATTTCTACTGTAAACTCCTGAATAGTATCAGTAGTTTCATAATTGAGATCAATTGCAGCAATATTGGTTGGGAAGATATCCCAGAACTTATAAGATCTGAGGACGGAACCATCACGATCAAGTTGCCTGACAGTGGCATCTTTTTGATAGTCAATTGGATTCGTTAATCCAGTGGCATCAGTCATTTTATTAATGATGTTCATCCACTTTTCCATCGCAGAACGAATTGCAAAATCAGTGTCATTAATAACTGTGATTGTCCAAGTTTCGAAGGTTCTGTCTCCTGCTACTTTCAGAACACGACCTCTGAAAGGAATATCAATATTAGCAATCGTAGAGGCAGGCAATGCTGCTGCCTTTACGAGGAATCTTGCTTTTTCAAGAACTTCATTACCAGGATCAGCACTCGATGGAAATGCTAATTCAACTTCAAATAGATTAGGTCTTGCAC